ACTTCGACAGATTATCTCTTGCTTGGAATTGAAGACAAGAGAATTCCTAAGAAGGCTCTCAGAACTCCGCTTCCTGCAAAGTGCCCTTCCTGTCTTGGGAGACTGAGTAACCTTCAGAAGTTCTGTAATAACTGCGGTCAGGCTCTGGAGTGGGATGAAGGGAGGTTGACGACATGGCACTTAAACGTATGTCGCTTGAAGAACTGTTAGAAATGTTAAAAAGTGGGCGAGTCTGTAATATAAACTCTTATTACATGGAAATGTTTATTCGCTATCTCGAAGAATTAAAGGTAACAAGAAAAGCACTTGAGTTAATGGCTGAAGAATTAGTATCAACTAAGAATAGCATTAACCGCCCAGGTCGGTATGCCAAAGAATGTCATAGTCAAAATTGGTGGGTTGAGCATTACTTACAGAAAGCGAGGGAAGAATGAAGCGCAAGAAGATTAATAAGGCTATCAAGGCTTTAAGGAAGTTCTGCAATAGTCACCCAGACGACTGCTCATTCTGTCCGTTTAGGTCTGATGGTTCGACTTATTGCAGTCTTGAGACGATTCCGACCTGTTGGAAGACATTGAAGAAGGAGAAGAACAATGAAGATTACTGATCAGATGATTGATAGCAAGATTTCAAAGCTTTATCACAGATACGAAGAGACTGATGATGAAGAAGTTTATGAAACAATCGTAATCCTCAGAGAATTAAGAACTTTAAGGCTCGAGAACAAACTGTTAAGGCAGGAGAGAAACAATGGCTATACTACCAACTGAAGAATATTTGAAGAGGATCAGAAACTTCCTACCTGAAGCTATCAAGAGATATGAGCAAGAAGTTGAGTCAATCGAAGCTGCTTATGCTTCAGCTGGTGCTATGGACTATAGCGTGGAGAAGCTATCAGGTGGCAACCCAGAACCAGCGCCTATGAAGTATGCAGCTCAGATGGAACTTCTAAGGAAGAAGCATCTCGACAAGATATACGCTTATCAGGAAGCAAGAGCAGAAGTCGTCGACAATATCAATAAGATGAAGGAGCCTGGTCAGGCTGAGACTCTCTACAAGTACATCATACTTAATAAGACGTGGGAAGAAATTGCTGTTGATAAGTGGGTTACGTATGAAGCAGTAAGAAATCAATACTACAGAGGCATAGAATCCTACATTGAACAGTTTGGCCCTGAGGTAAAAACAGATATCGTTTAAATGTGTAACCCATGTAGGTTTTGCATCTGATAAAATGATTAAGTGAAAGAGTCGCTCCACGGAGTGGCTCTTATTTTATGCAAATCGGTAGGATGATAGATGTATAGTCTCGGGAATGAAGAGTATAAGGAATTGCTTTCTGATCTAATTCAGGAAGAATTTCAATTAATTCTTGATAATGGTATTTCGGTTGGCATCCTGGCTTCTGATCAGGAGAAAAAGAAAGGCCCTTACAGGAAGATTCTTGGAGAGTGCACGTTAGTCCCAGAGAAATGGAAAGCCTATTGTCCTCACGATTTCGTAATAACAATCTATGAGCCTAATTGTGCTGGACTTTCAGATGAACAGTTAAGAACATTGATGCGTCATGAGTTGATGCATATCGGTATTACAGAGAAAGGAAAGCCTTATGTGGTCCCTCACGATGTTGAGGACTTTTACAAGATAATCAATGAGAAGGGAATTCACTGGGCGGAAATTTGACGAGGTGAATTGCTATGGCGAAAGGAAAGTACCAAGAATGGCTTTCGCCTGATGGATTATTAAGATTACAAGGCTGGGCTCGAAGAGGTCTCACAGACGAGCAGATAGCACAGAGCATTGGCATTAGCCGAAGTACGCTAAAGGAATGGAAAAAGACATTTCCGGCCATATCGGCCGCCTTAAAAAAGACTAAGGAACTTGTCGATGATGAAGTCGAGAATGCGCTTTTACAGTCTGCAAAAGGCTTCGAGTACGAAGAAGAAGTCTGGGAGCGTGTTTGGAACAGCGCAAAGGGTGATTTCGAACTGGTCCTTACGAAGAAAACTAAGAAGGTATTCCCACCTTCTAATACCGCTCAGATATTCTGGTTAAAGAATAGAAGACCTGAATTGTGGAGAGATAAGGTAGAGTCACATATGTCTGTTAGCGCAAATACCGCTACAAAGACGATAGCAGAACTGATTACTTCCCCTGTCAATACGAGGGATATATCAGAATTAATTAAAGAAGCACAAGAGGATAAGGGAGAGGAAGAATGATAAATTACTCGCCCTTGAATCATAAACAAAGTAATTACATCAAAAAGTCCCTTGCCTCTTGGCTCAATATAGCAGAAGGTGGAAAGCGTGCAGGCAAGAATATTATTAATATTATTGCTTGGGTCACCACCTTGGAACAGCATCCTGATAAGCTTCATTTAGCTGCAGGAGTAACAGCCGGCACAGCAAGAATGAATATCATTGACTCCAATGGCTTTGGAGTTCAACACATATTCGAGAATAGATGTAAGTTCGGTAAGTACCAAGGCGTAGAAGCGCTGTATATCTATCCTCAGCCAGGTGTGGAAAAGATTATTGTTATTGCTGGCGGTGGCAAGGCAAACGATTCTGCGAGGATTAAGGGTATGTCATTCGGTTCTGTGTATATATCAGAGGCGAATGAATGCCACCCAGATTTCATTAAAGAGTGCTTTGATAGAACATTAGCTTCTAATCAGAGACGCATCTTTATGGATCTAAACCCAAAGCCTCCGAGACATTGGTTCTACTTGGACATAGAGAACCATCATAAAGAGGCACAGGCTAATAACCCTGAGTATGGTTATAACTATGGTCACTTCACCATAGCAGACAATAACAGCCTATCAAGAGAGCAGTTGGTTGCTCTGCTTAAGACATATAACATGAGTTCTCCTTGGTTCCGTGCGGATATCCTGGGAGAGCGAACATCAGCGTCAGGCATTATCTACACAGGATTTACTTCTGCAGTAGAGATAGACCTGAAAGACATCATAGAAGATACGGAAGGCGGATATAACCGCAAAATACCATTTATAGATTTCTCTGTTGGAGTCGATGTCGGAGGAACTGATGCTACGGTAGCCACATTAAACGGATTTACCTCGAATTACGAACAAGTAATTGCAATTGATGGCTACTATCACAAACAAGGAATAGATACCGGTAAAGACCACGCTACTTACGCAGCAAGCATAGCTGAGTTCATATTGCGATGGACTAAACCTTATCCAAGACTTAAAACTTGCACTGTTTTCTGCGAGAGCGCAGACAAACTCTTCAGACAGGCTCTGAGGACTGCCCTTGATGATGTAGGACTAATGGGGATGCATATAGTTCCTTCATACAAGAAAGAAGGCATATTGGACAGAATCCGTTTTCAGGAGATTCTGATTAATCAAGGTAGAAAGAGAATAGCGTCTCATATGAGACCTTGGCTGGATGCCTATGAGCAAGCAAGTTGGGATGTAAAAGAATACCAGGATAAAGAATGGGTCAGAATTGACGACGGGTCATATCCTGTCGACTGTTTGGACTCTGATGAGTATTCAATTCAGCCTTTTAAGTCTTTGATGCTAAAGAATTGACAGGAGGATTAAATGGGACTTAAGAGTATGATCAGAAGATGGCTCGAAATTGTACCAGCTGAGCATCAGAACATCAGGATTGAAGAATCAATGACTCATGAAGATGTTTGCTTTGAGCATCGCTTATGGTACAGAGGAAGCGCATCTGAGATTGAACAGTTCTACAAGAGCATTACTTCAGTTAACGATGATTCTGTTAAGGCTCGTTTCTGGGCTGCTGTTCCGTCTGCTGGTAACAGACTCAGGAAGATTCACAGTGGATTGCCTGGAATGATGGTCGATATTTTGACCGCTATTGTAATCTCTGATTTGGTTAGTATTGATATATCTGAGCCTGATACGCTTAATGATCTATGGGAAGACATTGCTGATGATAATAAATTCGATGAATTGCTTGGACAGGCGATCAGCGATGTATTAATCGAAGGTGATGGTGCTTGGAAGATATCTTTTGATAAGAGCATATCGGAATATCCAATTATCGAGTTCTATCCAGCATCAAGAGTTCGTTACGAATACAACAGAAGCAGAATTAAGACTGTAATCTTTACTACTAGGTATTATGTCGAGTCTACAAGAAAGGCTTATTACCTCGAAGAGCATTATGGAGCTCACAGGATTGATTACAAACTGTTTGATGAAAATGGTAATGAAGTATCGCTTAATAATGTTCCGGAACTTGAAGGACTGACTCCAATTGAATGGAAAGAAGACTTCGTAATGGCTTTGCCTATGATGTTCTATAAGTCAGCAAAGTTCCCAGGAAGAGGTCGCTCCATCTTTGATAGAAAGACAGACTGCTTCGATGCGAATGATGAAGCGATATCTCAGTGGCAGGATGCTTTGAGACTGGGTAGAGTTAAGAACTATATCCCGGAGACATTAATCCCTCGTGACCCTACCACAGGTAAGGTTCTTGCTCCTAATGCTTTTGATAATCAGTACATTGCAATTAGATCTAATCAGACAGAAGGCGCTAAGGAAGAGATTGTTACTGAAGTTCCTGCTATCGACTACAACGGATTGCTTGCTACTTATATCAACACCTTGGACATGTGCTTACAGGGCGTAATTAGCCCAAGTACATTGGGTATCGATGTTAAGAAGTTAGATAATGCTGAAGCTCAGCGAGAAAAAGAGAAGGTAACGCTTTATACAAGAAACAAGATTATTGATGCTTTAAACACAGTTATCCCAGAACTTGTTAAGAATGTTATCGCTGTATATGAAGCGCTATATAAGATGCCTATTGTTGAGGTCGATGCTTCTATTAGCTTTGGCGAGTATGCAAATCCTAGTTTCGAAGCACAGATTGAAACTCTTGGCAAAGCAGCTTCTTCAAACCTTATGAGTATTGACGCTCAGGTTGAAGAGTTGTGGGGCGATACCAAGGATGAAGAGTGGAAGGCTCAAGAGATAGCACGAATTAAGTCAGAAAAGGGAATTATCGATGGCGGTATAGAACCACCACCTGAGGTAATGTAAGGAGAATAATCAATGACACCGGAAGAGATAGCGGAACTCTTCCGCGTGATGGAAGAAGACCTCTTCAAGAGTATGGCCAGAAATATGAGAAGGCACGAAGCTTGGGAAGAGGAAGAAGGCTTTACTTGGGTTCAGTGGCAAGCAGAACAAATCAATGGACTAAGAGCGTTCAGAGAAGAGATTCAGGATATAGTCAATGCTACCTACAACAGAGCGACTCCAGAGATGGAGAGAATGCTTACAGATGCATATCACTATGCTGGAGAACGAGCTGTTGTAGAACTAAGGAGAAATACACGAAGGAATGTATCTCAGCAGTTCTTCGGTGTTACTCCAAAGATGCGCAGAATGATTGAAACCGTATTAAACGATGTCAATCAGACTCGTTATGCTGCCATTAACAGAATGAACAGTGGTTATACAAGTATCATTCAGCAAGCAGACATACTTGCTCAGAGTGGAACGATGACCATTCAGCAGGCTGTTGATAGAGCCTCTGCTCAGTTTGTAGGAGCCGGATTAAACTGCGTTGAGTATAGGAATGGCAATAGAGTAGGAATTGATTCTTACGTTGAAATGGCACTTCGTACATCTTCAAGAGATGCAGCTGCTGTAGCAGAAGGAGAAAAGAGAAACGAATGGGAAGAATACCTGGTTATTTCTAATGTAATTAATACCACTTGCCCACACTGTATGAGGTGGCAAGGTAAGGTATTAGTCGATGATGTCTATGCAGACGGTAAGCCAGATGGTAAACACCCTCTGCTATCTACAGCAAAGGCAGACGGATTCCTTCACCCGAATTGCAGACACAAGCCTAGAACTTATATCCCTGACGTTACTAGAATTCCTGATCAGCCGGAAAAAGCCAAGACCAGGGAGCAATACGAGGCAGAACAGAAGCAGAGATACTACGAAAGAAATATTCGTAAGTATAAGAGACTTCGTGAATGCTCTCTGGATGACGAAAATAGAGCCTACTACGATAGGAAAGTAAATGAGTGGTCCGATGCTTTGAACGAGCATTTGGGCGATAATCCTAGTCTTAGAGGCAATGCTTGGAGAACTGGCACTAGAGGAATAAAAAGAAGCGATGTTCCAAACGTTGTTAACGTTGAAGAACCACCATTATTTAATCAGCCAAGACTTGTTCAACCTAATTACATTGATGCAAGTTCGATTGAAGAAGCGCAGTCTATAGCTAGCAATTATGTTGAAAAACGTTTTATGGATAGAACGTTTAATGGTGTAGTTGATTTCAAGGGAATATCTCTTGAAAATGCGAACGAGATTAACAGAGCTTTGCAGAATGTCTTTGAGAACTTCCCTGATATGGAGAAATTAAGCGGTATTAAGGTTGTTGATCCTAAGTCGAGAATAGGGCAAAAGGCATTCAAGGATGGCGCAGACGCGTTGTTTTCGTATGATCCTATTCAGCATGGCATATATGTGAACAGAGATATCCTCAAGAGCCGTGCAACGTTTGAGGTATACATGGCTAAGTCCGACGAAGCTTGGCGAATAGTCATGGATAACATTGACAGTTTAAGTGGACTGCAAAGAGAAGTTGCCTTACGTTACCAGCAAGCGGGACGAAGCACAGTTGGTGACACTATACAAGATTTGTTCACTCATGAGTTAGGCCATCACATCCAATGGACAACGTTTGACGCAAAGACTGTAAACAACCTTTCAAGCGAGATTACTACATATGCTGGTAGAATTTCTGGATATGCAAGTGCAAGCAACGGCGAATATATCGCAGAGAGCTTTGTAGCATATATGAGAGGCGAAAGAGATATACTTTCACCAAATTTTGTTGAAATTTTGGATAAAAGTTTAAACTCTGTTGCGAATAATGGTGGCGGAGATATACAATTTATAATACGGGGGTTAGATTCTATCCCTCCTTTGATTTTACCAAAGGAAGAGTTCGCACATGTAATGAGTGAAATATCAACACATATGCCGAGGGAAAGATTTGAAGAACGTATAGGGAGCTGGGTTGTTGATGATTACGTATACCTCTTTACAATGGACGGCTTTGAAAATATAAAAATTATCGGCAAGGAACATATTTAACGATGAATGTTAATACAAAGTTAAATGAAATAAGGGATAAATCCTCCCGTAATAAAAAAGAATTAATAGATTTACTGGTAGAGATAAGGAACGACGTTAATTTTGTTATAGGGGTAATATCATTAACCAAAGACGAAGAGGACGTTTTCGAGGTATTGAATTTTGTTAAAACCGATAGCCCTAAATATCCTCCAGACATTTTAGAATTTGCTTTTTTACATAATTATGAAAAGTACAAATTAAATAATTAAAAAACAACTAACATAGCGCTCTTCGGAGCGCTTTTATATTGCCTTGGAAGTCTGCGGACGGTACCATGAAAGCTCGTGACCTGCGGGAAGAAATGAGAAAGCAATAATAATTTATTTAACACAAGCCCAAAGAGGTAATACCTCCGAGGGCTTTTTTAATGCTCAAACGTGAGAGCCTAAATCACGGAATCTAAGTCGACGGACATTAAACGGGAGAAACATTATGAAGAAGTTCAATCTTCAGCTTTTTGCTGATGCCAGCGCCGAGAATTCGGGTGCTGACAATGCAAACGGAACAAACCCTAACACTGAGGGTAACAGTGGTAACAGCACTGCTTCTGGTAATAAGCAGTATACGCAGGAAGACCTCGATAAGATTGTTACAGAGAGAACAGGAAGAGCAGAAAAGGCTGCCCTTAAGTCTTTCTTTGAGCAGAAGGGGTTAACCTCAGAAGAGGCTGATGCAGCAATCGAGTCTTACAAGAAAAGTAAAGCTGAGAAGGCAGAAGCTTCTAAGAATGATGCCAAGGCTCAGGCTGAGAGAGCAGATGCAGCAGAGAAATCTGCTAAGGAAGCAATCGCAAAAGCTAATGCGATGGTAATTAAGGCAAATGCTCAGATTCAGGCTTCGACTCTTGGTGTAAAAGCAAACAAGTTGGACTACGTTGTTAAGATGGCTGACCTCTCAAAGGTAACAGTCGACGAAAACGGCGTTCCAGATGAAGCTTCTATTAAGGAGTCTATTGAGAAGGTATTAAAGGATATTCCAGAGTTCAAGGATACTCAGGAATCATCTTCAGGCTTCAAGATTGGCGCTGATGGAAGCAAGGAGAAGTCTGGAGCAGACGATTCAATTAGAGCTGCATTCGGACTACCTCCAAAGAAAAAGTAATTAAGCCATAAAGGAGGAAAATAAAATGGCAAATTCAATTGCAAAGTTTAAGGCATATGTACCAATGCTCGATGAGGTTTATAAGAATGGATCTCTTACGGCAGTTCTCGATTCTGACACAAGTCTCTTCCAGGCTGGTGCAAATGCAAACGAAATCATCATCCCTAAGATGGAGTTGCAGGGTCTTGCTGATTACAGCAGAGCAAATGGTTACGATACTGGTGATGTAACTCTTACTCAGGAGACAGTTAAGTTCAACTACGAGCGTGGCCGTATGTTCACAGTTGATTCAATCGACAACGAGGAGACAGCAGGTGTTGCTTATGGTCGACTCGCTGGTGAGTTCATCAGAACAAAGGTTGTTCCTGAGGTTGATGCTGTAAGATTTGCTGAGTACTCAAATCTTGCAGGCACAAAGGCTTCTGCTGCTATCGCTGATGGTGATTGGTATTCAGCTGTTTCTGCAGGTAATGCTGAACTCACAAATGCAGAGGCTCCACTTGATGACAGATATCTCTTCATCACAGCTGATGGTCTTAAGGACATCGAGGATATGGACACAACAAAGTCTCGTAAGTTTATGGAGTCTTTCGCTAGTGTCGTAGTTGTTCCACAGAGCAGATTCTATTCTGCAGTAGACCTTGCAACAACTGGTAATGGTGGCTACTCCAAGGCTTCTACTGGTAAGGATATCAACTTTATGATCGTTTCTAAGAGCGCTGTCCTTCAGTTTGTTAAGCACGCTACACCAAAGGTAGTTACACCTGATCAGAATCAGGATGCTGACGCTTGGAAGTTTGGTTACAGAATCTATGGCCTTAACGACGTTTATGACAACAAGATTAAGGGCGTATACGTTCATACAGCAGCTTCCTGATGGTGAAGCTTATGGCTGAATACAGAACTATTGGTTTGGTGTTCCCGGTCGAAGAGGCTAAGGAAGTAAAGCCTGTTAAGAAGGCTGTTGAAGAGCCAAAGAAGACTGAGGAAGAGCCAAAGAAGACTACTAAGAAGACTAGATAAGGAGAAAATGCAGTATGGCATATGCAGATTATGAATTCTACTCAGATGTCTATATGGGAGATTCTTTAACCGCAGAAGATGCTGTTGTATGGCTTAAGAGAGCGTCAGACGATGTTAATAGAGCCACACGATCTAAAATCGGTATTAATCCTGATGATGGACTTACAGAGTTCCAGATTGAGCGCATAAAGTATGCAACGTGCCTAACTGCTGACTTCTTGAAGTCTGTTGGCGATTCGGTACAGAGCGGAACAGTAACAGGATATTCTATCGGCGATGTTAATGTTCAGATGTCCACAGCAGATAAGAGTTATGTTGAAACTTATGGAATCCCTAAGAAGGCCTACGATGAATTGATTCAGACGGGCCTTCTTTATTTGGGGGTGAGATAATGAAACTTACCTATCCTAAGTGGGCAGATGTAACACCTGCTTCCATTACTTTGGAAGGAGAGCCATCTGCTGATGGTAGCCCCGTTGTTTTACTCGAGTGGAACGGGCTCGTTAACTTCTCTGAGAAGGCGAAACGCATCCAGGATAAAGACGGTAGATGGGTTCAATTGTCAGGTGTGATACACGTTGAAGGGGATATTCTTGGCGATGTCCCTTTTATTCGTGGCACATGCACCATAGATGGCTTGGCAACTCGCTCTATAGTGTCTATTTCACGTCCGAGGAATCCAGACGGGTCAATTAATCATACGAGATTGGAGCTGATTTAAATGGCTGATGTAAAAGTTAACATCAATAATAAAGCCATTGAAAATCTTAATAAGCAATTGCTTATCGCTCTTGAACAAACTGCTGATCAGTTGCTTACAGATGTTATTACTGACCAGAAGATGCCTTTTGATACTGGAAATATGCAGAATAATCAAACGCAGGTTGACTCTTCGGAGCTAAAAGATGGAAAGGTAACAATTGTTACATCGGTTCCACAAGCAAGACGTTTGTACTTCCATCCTGAATATAACTTCCAAAGAAACAAGAATGCAAATGCTGGTGGTAGATGGTGGGATGAATATCTGACTGGTACTAAAAAGCATCTGCCTAGCGAATTGTTCAGCAAATTAGCAAAAAGGAGACTTTCGAAATGACAATTAAAGATTTTGCCGAGAATGTTCTCTATACGGCTATTCCGAGCCTTAAGGGAATAACATCCTATGGATTTATTAACAAAAATAAGGCTCAGACAGTTGGCTTGTATGAGCGAAGAAGCACGCCTGTTAATACTTATAGAGAATCGTCGTATTTGATTAAGCAACTTACTATTCTGGTCCATTGGTCTAAGAGTTCCACAGAATGTGAACTTAAGGCAGAAGAAATCGCTAACGCTCTTGATCGCTACTCTTTTGAGGGCGGTTGGGTTGATGTTGATTCTCCTCCTATCGATGTAGGAAGAGATGAAAACGAAGTGTTCGAAAGAACAATTGATATAACTATTTATTACGAAAGGAGCTAATTCATGGCTGTATATGAAGCTTGGAGAAATACCTTTAAGGTAGGTGTTCAGGGAAGAGAATCATCTGAAAGCGACTTTAAGGAAATCGCAGACATTGAGTCTTTTGATGTTTCTGTTGACGGTAACGTTGAAGAGTGGAATCCATTCACTGAGAAGGGATGGACAAGAAGACTTAAGACAGGTTCTTCTATCACAATCACAGTAAGCGGTAAGAGAAATGTTGGAGACGCTGCCAACGATTACATTGCTGGTCTCGCATTTAAGACTGGTTCTGAAGCGACAACAATACTTAAGTGGACTATGTTCGATGGAACAGTTATCACACTCCCAGTAGTTGTTAATGTAACAAATGCTGGAACAGGTGCTACTCGTGATGTAGCAGCACTTGAGGCTGAGTTCTTGTCTGATGGTGCACCAACAATTGTTGAGGCTGATTAAATAAGACACTTGACACAATCACCTCCAGATATGGTCCTAGCATCTTAGGGTGTTAGGACTGTCATGGAGGTATTTTATTTGGAGGAATTGAAAATGGCTACAGTAATTAATATTGGTGATAAGTTAAAGAGAGAAAAGAAGTTCATTAACATTGGCGAGACTCAGTATGAAGTCGACGCTTCCAAGAATGCTTTTATTGAGGCACTTGCTTTGCTCGAGGAACTTGATAAGGGCAAGCTTGAGAACTTGGATAAGGTTTTTGAGAGACTTGCTGGCAAGCAGTTTCTTGCAGATATCACAGCCATGAAACTCGATATCGAAGATACAAAGACAGTTCTTATTGGTTTGATGGCTACAATTCAGGGAGAAGATTTCGAGACTATCGAGAAGCGATTTCGCAACCAGAAGTGAGTCTTACTATGATATGTTTGAGGATTGGGAACTAATAGAAGCTTCCTTTGCTCAACAGTACGGAATCCGTCTTAGATATGAAGACGATATGGAATGGACTGAGTTCTCTTCATTATTAGCAGGACTTAATGGTGAGACTCCATTAGGACATGTAGTTTCAATTAGATCAGAAAAAGACCCCAAAGTTAAAAAGCGATTCACTCCTGAGCAGAAGCGCATCTACAATGCGTGGAGAAGGAGAAGCGCACTTAAGGGTGGCTCTGATGAATATATGTCTCAGATGCAGAGTCTCAAATCCATGTTTATGGGTCTTGCAAAATAAACAAGGAAGAGAGGTATAAACATGAGCACAAATGTCGGTGCCATTGATTTGGCTGTAAAGCTAAAGAAGGGCGATATTGCTAAAGAAGCTGAAAAAATCGGCAAAGCCGCTGGAAAAAAGATGGGCGATGCCCTTGGTAAAGAGTCTACAAAAAGTGCTAGTGGCCTAAAAGGATTATTATCATCCTTAAAGACTTCCCTCGGTGGTGTAGCTAGTGCAGCATTAAAGGCTGGCGCAGCGATAGCCGGTGTATTTGCTGTTAGAAAGCTCATTGATTTTGGTAAGGCTTGTGTTTCATTGGGCTCTGATTTGGCAGAAGTCCAGAATGTAGTTGATGTTACATTCGGAGATATGGCTGGTCAGGTTGACGCTTTTGCACAGAGTGCAATTACTTCCTTCGGTCTCTCTGAGACAGTTGCGAAGCAGTATGCAGGTCAGTTAGGCGCAATGGCAAAAGCCTTTAACTTTACAGACGAACAGGCAGCTGGGCTTGCTGAGACTATTACAGGTTTAGCTGGAGATGTATCATCCTTTTATAACATTAGTTCTGATGAAGCATTCTCAAAGTTGAAGGGCATTTTTACAGGAGAGACAGAAGGACTTAAGTCTCTTGGCGTTGTAATGACACAGGCTGCGCTAGATCAGTTCGCTTTGGCAAATGGGTTTGGCAAAACGACAAATCAAATGAGTGAGGCTGAAAAGGTAGCTCTTAGATATCAGTTCGTAATGAATGCTTTAAGCGGAGCTCAAGGGGACTTCCAGAGAACTTCAAGTGGATGGGCTAACCAAGTCAGAGTACTTTCATTAAGCTTTGACCAGCTTAGAGCAACAATAGGACAGGGGCTCATATATGCTTTAACTCCTGCTATCCAGATGCTTAATGCATTTATTGCAAAACTACAGTTTGCAGCAAATGTCTTCAGATCTTTTATGGCTCTTGTATTTGGAGCACACGATGATGGCGGAATGTCCGGTATGGCTGATGCACTCGGTGCTGCTGCAGAATCTGCAAACGGTGTTGCTGATGGCATATCGGCTGCAGGTGGTGCTGCTAAGAAGGCAGTAAGAGCTTTAGCAGGATTCGATAAGATTAATGTCCTTGCTTCAAGTGATAACGCTGGAGGCGGAGGCGGAGGCGGAGGTGGTGCTTCTAGCATGGGCGCCGGCGCTTTCGAAGGTATGGACTTCGGAGATATGGGCGTAGGCTCGTTGAATGACGGTCTTGATAAAGCCAAAGAACTTGCTCAGCGCATATATGATATATTCCAGCAGTATAAACCTCTTATTGAAGGTGTTGCTGCAGGAATAGCAGCTTGGGGATTGGCTTCTGCTCTTGGTAAAGTCTTAGGCTTAGAAATGGGCTTCGGCAAGTTGTTAGGCGTTGCGCTGCTCGTCGGTGGAGCGGTAACTGCAATAACTGCAGGTATTGATGCCTGGAACAATGGGCTTAATCTTGACAATGCAACACAAATGATTGTTGGTTTAAGCTTAGCAGTTCTTGGAGCAAATATGGCTTTCGGATTGCTCGGAATGCAGATTGCTGGCATCGTTGCAGGCTTGGCATTATTTGCTATTGGTATTCATGATTCCATCAAAAATGGTATATCTCCATTAAGCGGTACGATAACAGTATTAGGCGGAGCTATGACAGGCGCTTTTATTGGTTCATTCTTTGGCCCAGTAGGTGCTCTCATTGGCGGTCTCATAGGCGCGCTCGTAGGCGTTATTACTGATGGCGTTATCCTAATTATTCAGAATTGGGAGTACATGGGCGATGCTTTCGCGTTGATGAAAGATGACCTGATGACCGGCTTGTCGGCAATCGGAGACGGAATTGCAGATATTTTCTCTGCGCTGGTCGATTGTGTATCTGAGGACTTAGAGACAATCAGTGACGTATTTACCCGAATCTTTGAAGGACTTGAAAACATCGGCAGAAGCGCCTTGAATGGTGTAATTGCCATTGTCGAAAGTAATATCAATGGAATCATTAATGCGGTCAATTTGCTGATCAGCGGAATTAATGTACTCGGAAGCGTAGCAGGAATTCCAAATCTTGGAACTCTGTCGAATATTACTATTCCAAGACTTGCTCAGGGTGGTTATGTAAATGCTAACAGCCCGCAGCTTGCAATCGTTGGCGATAACAGACATGAGGGTGAGATTATTGCTCCTGAGTCAAAGATTCAGGAAGCAGTCACTGCAGGTATGATGGCTATATTGCCATTCCTTAATGGCGCTAATGGTGGCAACTACGATTCTCGTCCAATTATCCTTGAACTTGACGGTCAGGTCCTTTGGGAGTCGAACGCAAACTATTCAACAATGAATAATAAGCGCTCAGGAGGAAGATGATGGATATCAATTATATAACGGTGGATGGGGTTAATCTCCCATCCCCAACTTCTATAACAGTTAACACAAATGATTTGGACTCGGAGAATACCAAAAGAGCAGAAGGCACAGGCGTAATGGTTCGTGAAAGAATCAGAGCCGGTGTATATCAGCTCTCTTATGGATGGGAACAGTTAACTGATGCCGAGCTCACTACGATTGTTAATGCTATATCCCCAGAAGAAGTTAATGTTAAGTTCTGGTATGGGGGATATAAGCAAGCCAAGATGTACGCTGCAGAAGGTAAAGCAGAGATGACATCATCGCCTAAAGGTGAACCTCGATGGTCATATTCTTGCTCATTTACAGAATATTAAGGAGAAATCATGTATTCAGTATCAGAAGCTTTTCTTGAGAGTATTACTAAGAATGGAAGACTCACAAGAATTACAGGCTATATTAAGCCACTAAAAGGAAGCACTATTACTCTTACTGATGATGATATAGCAGTAAATCCAACAATAACTAACCAGTGTGTTAATAGAGACGAGATGACTCTTGGACAAGCGTTCCAAGGACAGCTTAAGTTATCCATCTACTCAACCATTGATAGATATAGCATTTACGGAGCAGAGATAGGGCTTACATTTGGCCTTAATATCGACGACGAATGGGAAGATGTACCATTGGGTGTTTTCTACGTTAGCGAGTGCGAAAGAACTGCTAACGGAGTACTTAAGATTACAGCACTGGATGCTATGGACTCGTTTGATAGAGATATTGGTGGAATACAGCTTTCAGGGTCTGCTTATAGCATTCTGAGTTTGGCTTGCAGGACATGCAATATTGAATTAGGTATTACTGAGTCAGAAGTGCTCGAGTTGCCAAATGGCAATGGCGTATTTGGCCTTGATACTAACCACAACTCAAAGACTTGGAGAGATGTCGTAGGTGATTTATCTGCTGTCTTAGGTGGATTCGCCTTTATCGATAGGTCAGGAAGGCTAAGTATCAGGACTTTTTCTAATAAAGAGACAACTACTATTAATGAGAACCTGAGATACAAAGATAAGATATCTGATTATCAGATTAAGTACACTGCTGTGTCTTGTATAAAAAACGGCGAGTATTTGTTTCGAGGCGATACTTCAGGAGAGGTATTGAATCTTGGCGAAAACGACTTCGTGCAATTAGGGTTAAAAGATACTGTTTATGGGTATCTAAACTCATTGCTAAATGTATATCGGGGTTTCACTTATACTCCGTCAGAGATAACCTGGTATGGAAATCCTGCATTAGACCTTGGAGATCTAATTAAAGTCACGGGTTATGCTGCAGGTAGTGAGATTTATATTCCACTACAAAAGTTTACTTGGAAGCATAGAAGTGCACAGACAATAACAGCAATTGGCCAGAATCCCAATGTTGCTGGAGCCAAGTCAAAGTCCGAAAGAGAAATCGAGAACTTGAGGAGTTCGGCTGAGGCATCTGCATTTACTTATTATCAGTATATAAATGCTGAACCTATAAGTATCGACAGTGTCATTCCAAAAGAAGTAGTAAATGTAAGGTTTGTAGTAGCTGAGCCTACTACAGTAACAATGTGGCACGAAATAAACCTTGAAAGCTTTGTTCCTGAAGGCGAGTCGCAGGTTGTTTATGTTTACTACTATTATGACGATGAGTTGCAATCCTATCAACCTATACATACTTATGGGGAAAGCGGGAAGCATATTCTTGGAACACAGTTTTGGGTAGAGGCGAATAATGATACTACTCATACATGGAAAGTTAAGGTTGCAGTATCTAATGGATATGCAATCATTGATCCAGAAAATGTTCACGCATTGATTAGCGGACAGAAGATGGCAGCGCTCTCAGAGAAATGGAATGGTTTGCTTGAACTTAAGGATGAAATCCAGCCATTTACAATTCCTTGTAATTTGAACCTGAATGATGAGATTACAGACCTCGAATTGGCAAGCCCATACCAGCTTGATTCTTTTAATGATACGTATGGACCATTGTCGCTTGATCCAAGAATGACCGTCGAAGACGCATTTGACCTTAAGTTCCAGTCACCAATCTATAAACGAGTTACAGAGGATCGTGTTGTTCGTGTTACTGAAGACAGGAAATTACGACGTACAGAGTAAGGAGATAACATATGGCTGATGAGAATGAAAGAAGCATAAGTGATTTATTTACAGCAGAAAGAACTTCTGCGAGTGATTTATATGAAACAGCAATTCCAAGTGCTACAGAGTCTGGATATATAAGTAGAAAAGTATCTGCGTCAGAGCTTGCTAACTTATTCAATAAAACAATCCAATACTCAGAACTTGAAAGTGATGATAAGACTGTAATTGGTGCCATTAATCAGGCTTTATCGTCTGTTGTAGTAGAAGATGAGGTAACAGCAGATTCAAATCATCCTGTAACAAGCAAGGCGATATATGATTTCGTATATGGTCTTGATGCACGAGAGGAGGAATATTAATGGCTCTCAAACTTTATGATGAGGCAGATATTCAGAACATCGCAGATGAGATTCGTGCAAAGGGTGTGAGTGGTACATTTAAGGTGTCAGATATGGCTGATGCAATATTTCAAATTAGTTGTGGCAGTGCTAACAACAATATTCACGATTCATCAAAAGATATTGCAAATGAATACATAGAGCCTGATGGAACAATTAAAAGCTATACAGGGTGGAGCAGGAGCGATTATCTCGAAATTCAAAGTGGTGCTAATACAGTAATAAGTACGAATCTTACCGGAGGATATTGCTGTTATTTTGATTCTAACAAAAGTTGGATTTCTGGCTTTAATCTTCCAATTTCTGAAATTCCACAAAATGCTAAGTATTTAATTGTGAGCGCAGGAACACCGCAGATGAATGTTGGTACAATATATACTTTAAATTTGGAGGCATAAATGAATATTACAGATAGATTTTATACTGATACAGTATCCCCTAATTTACAGAAGTTTAAGGGACACGCACAAATCGACTTAATGCGAAACGGCAAAGTTGTTAAGCGTGTTGAACACGATAATACTATTACTGACGCAGTTAAGAATCTTTTGCAAGGCAGTTTCTTGGGTAAAGAGAACGCTGCTGATAGACCATTCAGTGCTAATGACTATTTTGCAGGCTGTTTTCTTGCCGATAGAGCAATTGATATAAGTCAGAGCGTGCCTACGTTGTTGCCATCAGATGTCAGTATTACAGCACACGCTGGTCAGACATCTAACGATAGTTCAGTAGCGGTAAAGAGAGGAAGTCCTAATATTAATGAATCTCATATCGGCGAAAACAATTCCTTCACTTATGTTTGGGACTGGAGAACTTCAGAAGGGAACGGCAATATAGGCTCTGTTTGCCTTACTCATAAGACAAACGGCTTTAATGGAATTGGTACTAATGAGTCAGGGCTTAACTTTGCTGAACTAATGCCACGCTCTTCAAACTCCATCTTGTTTGCTACAACTGACGACGATAAGCACGGAGTAAAAGCTATTACTTCGAACCATTCGGTATTCTTGCTGCCAGAAGAGAATATGTATCTTACAATAAGAAGGATTGATGAACATAAGCTTGAGGTTGAGAAGAGAATAAAGTCTATTACTGCTTTTAGATTTAATGACGATAGGGTGCTTGAATCGAGAGAGATTGAGACTACAGTCACAGTAGCAGGCTCAGGTTGGAGCAGAGACAGTTATTCGTTTGATGGTGAATACCTGTATTATATCAATATACCTTATCCATATAACAAGATTTATATTTGCAAGATAGATATTAATGACTATAGTTCTGAAGATATTACTTTGGATTTATCAGCTTCTCGTGAAACTTATGAGGCTTACGGATTAGTTAAGACTAATAGATTCTTTGTGTTTAATGACTACTTGTATCTTACAGCAAGAGACAATAAGACTTATAAGATTAATATAACTAATTCTGCGGACGTCGTCGAAATAGATAATCCAGATAATATAGTTCTTACGGGAGACCAGATCTATGGATGGTATAGAAGTGGTGACTTATTGTTATCTCCAAGGAGTGCAGCAGACCAGGTTGGCGTAATGATTTATAAGGACGAGCTTAGGAGATGTCCAAGATGGGCTTATGTCGCTCCCGCTTCTAATCTGATGTCGAATGTAAATGGTGCGATAGTGGATATGAACTATCAGCTGCAAGCTTCTTCATTTCTAGTTCCTAACTTTATATCAACAGTTAACAACCTTGATAATGTTGTGACAAAAACACCTGATTTGACTATGAAGTTGACTTATACCATTTCGGAGGTATAAGCAGTGGATATTTTAAAGACATCAGGGGCAGATTTAATATCTGCCCTATTTATATGAGGAGATTCGAGGGTATGGAGAATAAATTATTAATGTTGTCTACAAGTATAATAACTGGATTAATCAGTTCTTACTTTGAAGCGTATGGAGTTATTTTCGCTTTTGTTTGCATAGCGATTGTATTTGATGTTATTACAGGACTTGTCAGTTCTGCTGCGAATGGTATTCCTATCACTTCCTGGAAGGCTCGTAAGGGATTCTGGAAGAAGGTGTGCTTATTGCTTGCTTTGTTTCTAGGCATCTTTATGGATGCCTTCCTGCCACAGCTATTGCTCGTGGTTAATATTAAACTGGAACATAATCTACCATTTGGATTAATTATTGGATGTTACATCATATTAAATGAGTTGATCAGCATCGCTGAGAACATCCTGAAGACTAATTCAATGTCAATGCCAGAATGGATAGTAAAGTTCTTGAAGGGTGCTAAAAAGGACATCGATAACAAGGAATCAGATAAGGAATAAGAAGGGTGGACGAAAGTCCACTCTTTTTAAATACAAGAACACGGAGGAACCATAATGAAGAACATTTCATTAAAAATGAGCAATAACTTCAAGATTGAACTTCTTGCACGTAACAATGTGTATGCGCTCGAAAATAATTCTTGTAAGTTGTCCATCGACTGCGAGGTAGATCCTGACCTTGCATACAAGCTTCATATTAACCATGCTGGTGAGAAGAAGTTTGTATTAATGGATAAGGAAGAGGATTCGATTTCTAGGCTGTTAACCAGCTCAGAGATTAAAGAGAATGGTGTCTATTACATCCAGGTAGAGGGTATTAAAGATGATTACCGTATTATCTCCAATCAGATCAGATTGGAAGTCGGTAACTTCATTAATGCAGATCATATTCCTACACCTGAAGAGCAGAGTGTAATTGATACGCTGTTGATTAAGGTGACTTCTATTGATGAAGATATTGATTTGATTAATTCAACAATATCTCTTATGACTAACCGAATTAATGGTATAGAGGAAGATAAGCAGGACACATTGGTTAGTGGCGAGAATATCGCTACTATCAACGGACAGAACTTGCTTGATGGCGGAAATATTGAGATTAAGGGTAGTGGTTCATCCGAAGTAACAAAAGAAGAGTTCGATGCAGAAGTACAGGCTCGAATTGACGGGGATTGGTATATTTCTTATCTTAATACCACCAAACAAACCATCACAGTTGATGATGTTGAAATGAATTATTCAGACTGGTGTACATATGCCTTAGCACACCCAAAAACTATAATGAAATATGGAGCAGCCTATTATTATCCAGAGTACGAGTTTACCAGCATTTGGCTTATTACTTTTTGGACTATAACTAATTCATATATTGAATATATTAGTTTGGCCGGCGGTGTTTTATCTATTAATAAATATGAACTTAATAAAATTAGGGATGTTCGCTTTGGTAGTGAGTCGCTTGTAGACAATGGTGTTGCATCTATCCCAAAAGCCGATTCAACCACATATGGATTAGTAAAGATGGGTTCAACAACATTTACCACCGTAGTTAACACTGGCGAATATGAAGTAAAATCGGCAACCGGGTCTCAAATAGCTAATAGAAACCCATTAACGCCTGCGACGACACCAGTTCCATTAATATCAACATCAAATATTGATTATGCAGTTATGAAGTCATTAACTGACAATAAAAGCATTTATTGGACAGATGCAGCTAAGGCGAGCGCACGAGAGCGATTAGGTATCACAGAAGGTTCATCTGTAGATGTTCAAATCAACGGAACATCCATTGTTGAAGATGGCGTGGCGAATATTCCGATTGCAATTTGTGGTAACTCTAATACGGGTGTATTAGGTGTTATTAGACCTTTCAGTAATTCATTTAAAGATGTATTCGTCGGTGGCAAACGATTTTTACAGTTAGACTCAGCGACTGCTTCTGCAATCTCAAATAGATATACAGGTGGCAGACCGATAACTGCTGATAATTTTGACTTTGCGGTTAAAACTGCTATGACAGACGGCAAAGGTGCTGAATGGACTGATGAAGAGAAGGCTATGGCTCAACAGAGAATGGGTATTGTAACCCTCACTCGAGAAGAATACAACCTTATTGATAATCCGTCTGAAGGCACATTATATGTAATTGTTGGGTGAAGCTTATGATATTTAATGATGCTATAGATATTAAATTGGGTGAAAATCAAGTTAAACGAATTTATAAAGGGAATAAACTCGTATGGATTAAAAGATTGAAAAGCATTACAGGCGTGTCCCCAAGCGATTACATACCTACTGATATTAAAGTTAATTCCATATTTAATACTACAATAGAGGCTAAAGGATATTTGTCTCTTGATGGTGACTGTGGCTTATATGGAGCAAGGGTAAGTAGTTCAAGTACGATTGTCGATATGGTAAGGGGCGTCCTATCAAAGGATAATAATATAGCGTATTTTGTACGACATTATATTAGCAGATGCACAGAAAGTGTGGCGGATACATACGATAGAGTGTTATTCCCAAATGAATTAGATGAATTTGAAGTTCACTCTCAAATAGCAAATTGTTATGTGAAAAAGGATAATGATATTAAATATATTTTAAGAAGTGTTTTTGGAAATGACTCATCGATTCCAGTACCATTTATTTTATTAGGCATTAATAATAACGGCAATGTTAGTAATGTAAATGGCACAAGAACCATTGAATACTTTAGAGTGTTAGAGAACGGAATACTAACGCACGATTTAGTCCCTATTTTGGATGATGACGATATTCCGTGTATGTACGATATGATTACCGATAAAAGATATTATGTCGCCAATGGTGGCACATTATCATATGAAACTTATTAAGGAGAAAAAATATGTTCTATTTAATTGAAATTGCAAAAGGTGACACAAAGATTGAGGGTAAGGCTGTCTATGAATATCATACACAAAATGAAGCTATATCTTCATTTCACAGTAAGATGGGTAATGCTATGAAATCTGAACTATTCGAGAGTGAACTTCTTTTAGTTATTGACTCTAATGGTACAGTTGTTAAACGAGAGAAGTATATCAAGCCTATTCCACCCGAAACTGAGGATTAAGAGTTAACAAGGTAATAATCCTATAGCAGAGCGAAACCCGGTTTAGCGATACGAACGGGGCGTAAAAAGCAAAGTATCCTTGTCTGCTATTTGATTATATATGAGGATTCAGGTTTGACTTGAATCCTCTTTTTATTTTGGAGGTAAGAATGAATAAAATGGATAATTAAGCATTAATATTAGTAACACAGTATGCGAACGAGCATTTGGATAAATCAGATGATATTCCAAATTTTGAGGCTTATATTGTATGGAAGAGTAAGATTCTTCAGAATTGGAAGTACCTTATTTCAACAACACTTCTTGATGGTATGTATTATGAAGTAACCTTAAATGGCGATAAGCAGGAATGGTATCTCGACGCATATAAGAAGTTTGAGAATAGAGTGATTCCAAGACAGATACTTAATAGTGCCACCTAATAGGTAAGCACCCAATTCTGCATCTAATTATCAGGGGGACGGAAGTTATTCCGTCCCTCTTTTTATGAGGTAAAAACTATGAGTAAAGTTGAAGATTATACAAAGTGGATTGAGGCTATAGCTGACGATAACTCCCACGGGTATTCACAGTATAACCGTTGGGGTACTCCTGATTATGACTGTTCATCTCTGATTATCTCTGCTTTGGAAACAAATGGTATTCCAGCAAAGACAAAAGGCGCTACTTATACAGGTAATATGCTCCCAGTTCTCTTGACACTCGGTTTTATAGATGTAATTGCTGAAGTAAATTTGAGAACTGGCGCTGGGCTGAAGCGTGGAGACATCCTGCTTAATACGAGCCATCATGTCGAAGTTTATATCGGTAATGGTAGAGTCTGTGGAGCCAAGATTTCAGAGACTGGCAAGATATACGGCAAAGCAGGAGACCAAACAGGAAGAGAGATTACAAGGTCCAATTATTATAATTATCCTTGGAATCATATTCTAAGATATAAGGCAGAGATTAACGAACAGAAGGTCGGTGATTTTATCGAACGACTTTACAAGAACACCCTCAATAGGAACTCTGACGCTCCAGGCAAAGCTTATTGGATAGACAAGGCGAAAAACGGTGCTACCGGTGCTGCTCTTGCTTACGGATTCCTGTTAAGTCCAGAGTTTATCAAGAATAGTTCAAATATGAGTCACACTCAGTATGTCGAACTCTTATATCGAACCTTCTTTAATCGCAATTCTGATCCAATAGGCTTAAAGCATTGGACTGACTTGCTATACACGGGGGTTAAACGTGAAATCGTTATTGAGGGATTTATAGGTTCTACTGAGTGGCGAGATCTCTGCAGAACTTATGGAATTGAACCCAACTGATAAATGTTTTGAATAATATCGGAGCGACTGCGCTACTTTAATAACCTCGTATTAAACTTCTTATTGCCTCCAACCACCGCTTGCTCCGACGGTGGTTGGAGGCTATTTTTTTATGCCATTTTTTATACAATAGCTCATTATTGAGCCTAAATAATCAATATAATTTAATAAATAAGCGAAAGGAGGAGCTAGTTATGAGACTAATCCAAGACCTTTCGGAGAATATTGAAGAGGAAATCGAAGGCGTAAAGAACTATGCCAAGATGGCTATTGAAGTAAGAGCAGACTATCCGTTGGTAGCAGATACTCTGTATACGATTTCACGACAGGAAGCAGATCATGTTAACAAACTACATGAGGCTGTGACTAATGTAATTAAAGACTATCGTCAGAAGAATGGTGAACCACCAGCTGATATGTTAGCAGTATATAACTACCTACATAAACAGCAAATTGAAGATATGGCAGATGCTCGAAGATATCTCGATATGTATCAAGGGAAATAATTGATGGACAGTTCGATTAGTAAGAAGATTTACGATACCAAACGAATTAAAAGAGCAAAGTACATCTACAATACATTTGTAGAACTTGCAATATTAACAGAACTTCAAGACAATGTGTTCCGTACACGGCTCATTGATAATTGGACTATACAGAAGCAGGCTATTGAGTTTGGATGGTCGGAAGCTACGATAAATCGAACTATAAGAGATTTGAAGGATATGTATGACGAGATACAAGCTCTGCATCCTGATAGGCTCCCAGTAAGAGGAGAATCGGAAATAGAAGACTATATGGATAATAATTGACGGATAGGAGAAATCCTATCCGCTTTTTTTATGTCTCAAATGATAGATTCTTGATAGAAATCTGACAGTTTATTGACAGTTTTCCTTTATGTAATTGCATTAGAATTTTTACAGATAGGAGGACTATAAAATGTTTAATCCATACTTTAACAATAATAATATGTTCCCTTATCCCTCGAATTATTCTCCGAATCCAGTAACGATTCCTAATGTTAACGGAATTGAGTCAGCAAGGAATTATCCGCTACCAAAGGATAGCTCTATTCTGGTCTTAGACAGTACAGCACCCATTGTCTATATGATCACGACTGACTCAGCAGGGTATAAAACAATCAAACCATATGCTATTTCCGAATATAATCCTGAACCTCAAGTTGATGTTAGGAATTTACTGGATAGGGTTGATGCAATCGAAAGGAGACTAGACGGTGAATCCGATATTGCAACAACTAAACAGTCAAAGCCAGATGTCTCCTCAAGTAGGACAGGTAAAGTCTTTGATGAATATAGTTCAATGCAGCGCCAATCCAATGGCAGCACTGCAAGGAATTATAGCGAATAACCCACAGTTTAAAGAGATTATTCCATTACTTAATCAAAATAATGGAGATTATAAAAAGACCTTCTTTGATTTGGCAGCGCAAAGAGGCATAGATCCAGAAGAGATTCTGAAGCTAATAAAGTAATGCGCATTGCTTAATAATATAAAGGAGGTCCTAGATATGGACGGAACAAATGGTCTTACCGCTTCTGATGTTGCATTGTTAGGTAACAATGGTGGTCTTGGTGGTAATAATGGTTTATTTTGGATATTTGCTTTACTGATTCTCGCAGGCGGTGGCTTTGGCGGTTGGAACAGAACAGGCGATTATGGACAGTTTGCTACTGCAGCTTCACAGCAGGAAATCCTTTTCGGTCAGCAGTTCCAGAACTTAGACAATAAGATGGACAGACTCGGAAATGGTATCGCTGATTCTACATTTGCATTGAACAACTCCGTTAAGGATGGAAACTCAATGGTAGCAGGTCGTGTAGTAGATGAGGGAAGAGCAATGCAGTCTCAGTTGGCTGATTGCTGCTGCACAACTCAGAGAAATATCGATTCTGTAAGATTCGATATGTCTAACTATGCTTGTGCTATTCAGGCTACAGACACAGCTAACACACAGAAGATTCTTGATGCTATTGCACAGAATAAGATTGAGACACTTCAGGGCCGTATTAATCAGCTTGAACTCCAGGCAGCAATGTGTGGTGTTGTAAGATATCCAAATTCTATGGCTTACGATGCAGGCAGAAGTCCATTCTGTAACTGTAACAGCGGTTGCTACTGCAATATGTAATTAGGAGGTAGATTCCTATGATTCAGGTAACTACCACTAATGCGACAGTCGCTACTAATGCTAATATCCCATTCAATACAGTTGTATTTAGAAAGGGATGTGCAGTAAAGAGATCTGGTATTGATTCTTTATCATTAAAGCCAGGTACATACCTTGTACAGGTAGATGCATCTCTAACATCATCCACAGCTACTACTGGTCCAGTTAGTATCCAGTTGGTTAAGGATGGCGCACTAATCGGAATTCCAAATTCTGAGAATGTAGGAGATGCAACTAACTCACATTCGTTGAATCTTACTGCACTTGTTGATTCGCCTAAGAGTAACACTTGTAACTGTTCTTCTGAGCCTACTCAGATTTCAGTTCGTAATGTTGGCAATGCTGCCATTGCTGACCTTAATATAGTTGTTACTAAAGTCGCTGATTAAATTAGCGATAAGATAGGGAAAAGCCTCTCAGCGATGGGAGGCTTTTTATTTCAATAAAATCTTAATTCTTGAAGTTTAACTCGTAAATTTGTGGGATTTAATTCAAATTATCGAGTTAAACTCGCAAAACTCGAATTAACACTCGAATTAACACTCGTAAGTGTTAAGTTAACGCTCGTGAGCGTTGGTGCGCATTAAACAAGATTTAAACAAGATTTAAACAAGAATTGAATTTGTTGTCCAAATGTTGCCCAAGATATTTATGAAACCCTTGAAACCTAATGAAATCAAGGGTTTCGCTGGTCGGAGTGACGGGACTTGAACCCCTAACTGTATGTGCACCGGTTCACAAAAGCCCAGTAAAATAAGGGTTTTCCGTTAGTGAGTTAACACGCTGTCCACCCCAAAAAGACAAATTTGTTGTCCAAAATGTTGTCCAAATTATTCTGCAATACTCTTGAGAGTGGAGTCGATAATTGCTGCAGATTTGAGCGACTCGCCATCTACAATATGACTGTAAGTTCCGTCATAAGTCGGCATGCTTGCGCTATGGCCAACTATGTCCTTGATTCTGGACTCAGGCATATAGTGCTTCATTAAGCTTATGAAAGTGTGGCGCAACCCATACACTGTAGAAGATAGGTCACGTTCTCTTTTCAGTTTTAACCAGTGATTATTCATAGTGGACTGATTTCCATGTCCACCATCATGAGAACAGAATACCCATTCAGTGTCTAACTTATTATCCTTATTGCGCTGGATAGTATCGTATAGAATTTGACGCGCAGTAGGGCCTATAGGGACCTCTCGTCTTGCGTTGGCATTCTTTCCTTCTGTAATAGTGCCAGAGTAATTAATCGCCCTTCTGATGCGAATGGAAGATCCTTGGATATCTTCTACTTTTAACCCGAGTGCTTCGCCAGGTCTCATTCCTGTATAGATCAGGAAGCAGAACACTGGCCAATACCACAAGTCAGAAGGCTCCAAAAGTCTTCTTATCTCGTCTGGCTGTAGGATTTCCTTCTCCTTTTGACTATGACCTTTAGGGATAGATAGCGAACCTCGGAGGAGTTCGCACTGGTAATTCTGATAACCATACTTGACCAAAGAGGTGATTATTCCTCTTAGATTCATAAGAGTCTTCTTTGCTAGTGGCTTATTAACGCCTGTAGCTTCGTTTAAGAGGTTCTGCCACTGTCGGAGAGTAATCTTACGTATTTTATACGTGCCAAGTTTAGGGAGGACGTAGAGCCTCAAATATTGCTCGTTCTGTTTATAAGACTCGGACTTATCTCCAAGTCTCGCTTTCATATCTTCCAAATATTGCTCTGATAACTGCTTGACTGTTAACTCTACAGACGATGAGTTATTAAGCAGCCAGTTTTCATATCTCTGGTTAACTTCCTTTAGACCCTTTCGCCCTGGCTTTCTTGATACAAACGACTTGGCTATACCGTCAACACGGACATGCAATCTCCACTTTTTCTGTTTGTCGTCCCAATATGCTCCCATATTAGCCCTCTGACTCTTGATCAATGCCTGGAACTGTCATTCCAGGTATCTGCTTCAAGCTTTCAACATATAGTTTCAGCATTTCAATGCCTTGTTCACTTAAGTCTTTAGTTAAATCAACAACAAAATTGGCTTTGTATTCATTTGAAATTGCGAGATCAATAAAATGACTTGGTGAAACTCCTAGAGCCTTAGATAAATCTTTTAGCCTATCGATGCTGATATCAGATTTGCCTTTCTCAATCTTCTGAATTGACTGTCTGCTTTTAAATCCCGACATTTTTGCGAGTGCCTCCTGTGATAAACCTTTTTGCACCCTTAATCTTTTTACTTCTGCTCCGAATTTAACCAATCTTTCGCTCATATGCTTTACCTCGTACGCATATTATATAGCCGATTGTTACAAATATGCAACAAAAATATGCTCGTGTAGAATCGTAGTTGACAACGCATTGGTAAATTGGTATCTTGGCTATGACGATAGATAGTCGTCAATTCGTTGAAAGGAGGTTGTTTATGGTCAACACATCAAAGCTAAAAGGCTTAATGGCTGAGAAGGGAATCAAGATTACAGTTCTAGCTAGTAAAATGGGCATTTCACGTCAGGCTTTATCACTTAAACTTAATGGAAAGATTCGTTTTTCTTTGAAGGACGTTTCTGCTATTACTGGATTATTGAATCTTAATAGAAGCCAAGTAGACCTTATTTTTTTCGATAGTATGACGACAGACAGTCGTCAAGAGGAGGTTGTATGAGAGCATCGTCAGGGATTTATCCAGCTCTTGGCCGGTATTTCAAGAAGTCTCAGGACATGGCAGACGCAGGATGCATGAGTCGAACAAGACTTAGAGACTGCCTGGATGGGAAGAAGGAATTCACTGATCAAGAGAAGTCGGCCATATGTTGTAGAGCGCTTTACAACATTTGCGGAAACATCAGATTCACTTCTAAGGACAGAGACAATCTGGAGAAGGGAATGAAGGGAGACTTTGATCAGATATTCAAAGTCAGCAAGGAGAAGGCTTTATGGTTAAAAAGTACTTAGCAGGAATAATGACTGTAGTATCTCTAACCACCATAGCATGTGGATGTCTCAACCGAAATACCACTAACGCAGAGACAATCCCATCAGAGTCTATAGTCATTACCCCAATGCCTATTTTAACACAAGTTCCTACACCTACTCCAATTCCTACACCTGTTCCGGTGAAGATGGATGGAGAAGATATAGGAAGAGAACTATCGGAGGCACATCGCTATTACGTCACTTTTTACTGTTCCTGCCAGATATGCTGCGGACCAAACGCACGAGGAATCTGCGCAGACGGAACACCAGTAAGCGATTCAGCTTCAGATCACAGCGCTGCCGCTGATGCATCAATTCCATTCGGTACGCAGTTTGTCATCCCAGAACTATCAGGAGACATATATACCGTACACGACAGAGGCTCAGGAGTTCATGGTAACCATTTCGATTTGTATCAAGGCTCTCACGATGAAGCTCTTAACAGTCCATGTGGTTACTACACAGTTTATTTTATCGACTAATCGGAGGTCATTTATGAACACTAATTTTATCTTTTTTGGAATCTGCTTCTTAGGGGGATTCTTAATCGGAGGCCTCGTAGTTTACGGCACGCTTCTCGATATCTTTGATGAACGTTTCGACGAATGTAGAAACGACATGAAGGAACTCATCGCAGAGAACAGAAGACTTAAGGCAGTCCTTTCAAAGTTTGTCCCAGATAACTCCATTTGGGGATTCACGAAAGGAGCCAAGAAATGAACTTCAAGGACCTTATCAAGACTATTGCTGTCCAGCTTATGTATATGGCACGAGGCGAGAATATGACGATACGTATGACAGCTCGCCCAGATGGAACTATAGACATCATGTGCCACAGAGGCGAACAAAGAATCTACGACTTATCCAGAAGAGACGACGGACAGTGGGAAGAGATGGACCACGAGAACTATCAGTTAAGGAAATTTAATTAATCGGAGGTTATATGGCTACTACTAAAAAATCAGTATTTGAGACGTTGAACAGTATCAACGTCAACGACCATACAGAGTCAAAGAATGGTCTCACATATCTGTCTTGGGCATGGGCTTGGGCAGAAGTCAAGAAGCACTATCCTGAGGCGAACTACACAGTCTATGAGAGACCAGTATTCACGGATACAGATTCATTCCCAGTTAACTACTTCACAGATGGTAAGACCTGCTGGGTAAAGACTGGAGTAACTATCGAGGGCATTGAGCATATCGAATATCTCCCAGTAATGGACTACAGGAACAGAAGCATCAGTCTTGAGAATATCACTTCAATGGATGTTAACAAGGCTATTCAGCGAAGTCTCACCAAGTGCTGCGCGAGACACGGACTCGGCTTGTATATCTACGCTGGCGAAGATCTCCCTGAAGGAGATAAGGAAGCCATCGAGAAGAAGGATGCAGAGTCCAAGGATAGCAAGAAGTTTAAAGTGGACGAGTTGCTCTTGGACGCTGATATCACCGAAGAGCAGCTTATTTCGTTCCTTAAGTCTAACGACGCGAAGTTTAAATCAGAACGCTTGAGAGAACTAGACGAGAAGTATCTCGACTTCGTAATCAATAACTGGAAGAAACTATCTGCTCGAATTAAGAAGGAGGTTAAGGATGCGTAAGTACAAATGCCCTACTTGTGGTCTTGTATTCGAGAAGACCATCAAGATTATTGACCGCTATGACAACGAGTCAGACGGATGCCCTAACTGTCGAGAGGAATGTCTCGGATGGGCAGACGAAGAAGAGAACAGAACAGAGTTTGAGGATTATTAATTTTAAGGAGGAATAGCATATGAACGAAAACGACATCATGGGTTGGGACGAAGGATTAGAGTACGAAGAGAGAGAAAGCTCTTTTAAGATTCTCCCAGAAGGCGAGTACGAATTCACAGTAATTAAGCTCGAGAAGGCTTTCACAAAGTCAGGCGAGAATATGGCAAAGTTGACCCTCTGCGTTGAGTATGAGGGTTATGAGTACAAGATCTTCGACAATATTGTCTTAAGAGATACTCTCAAGTGGAAGCTTCAGCAGTTTTTCATCAGTCTTGGCCTTATGAAAACGGGCGAGGCTCTCAAGAAAATGCCTTGGGGCAAGGTCGTAGGCACTGACGGAAGAGCGATTATCTTCCATGACACATACAATGGCAAGACTAATCCAAAGGTTGAAACATACCTTGAGCCCGTGGGTAAGCCAAAGAAGGAAAAGAAGTTGCCAGCGCTCGAAGATGATGACCTTCCATTCCCAGTATGACGAACGACAGAGAAAAGATTCTTAGTGCACTGAATCATATTAATCCGTCTGATCTAAATTACTCAGAGTGGTGCACGGTAGGTATGGCTCTCAAGGCTGAAGGCTTACCGTGTTCCACCTGGGACGATTGGTCAAGGAATGATACAAGATATGAATACGGAGCGTGCGCTAAGAAGTGGGACAGTTTTAATTCTGACGGAGTGACCATAGCGACTGTCATTAAGATGGCTCAGGACAGAGGCTGGACTTATAGCCAGTCTCTCGACTGGGATGACCCTTTGGACTACTACGAGGAAGTCATCTCGTCTCATGTTCCTGTCGATAAGATGGAACCTTGGAAGATGGCTGTCGAATATCTTGAAGCGCTGTTCGAAGAAGACGAATATGTCGGATTTGTCACAGAAGCGATTCATAAATCTGACAGGGATAAGTGGATACCAGCAAATGCAGGTTATAACCTCAAAGCTGGTCGTCTGCTCAAGGTTCTCAAGCGAACAAAGAGCCTTGAAGACGCATTCGGTACTCTTAACGAGGAATCAGGCGCTTGGATCAGAATTAATCCGACAGATGGCGAAGGCGGTTCCAACAAGAATATTACTCGCTGGGACTATGCTCTCGTAGAATCAGATTCTTTGAGTATTGAAGACCAGAAGAAGATACTTATTGCTCTCAAACTGCCGATAGTGGCGCTTGTAGAGTCAGGAGGTAAGTCAGTCCATGCCATAGTCAAAGTAGAAGCATCAGATAGTAAAGAATACGCGCAGCGAGTAGCTTTCCTTTATGACGAATTGGCGAAGCGTAACTTTATCGTAGATACGCAGAACAAGAACTGTTCGAGACTATCAAGGCTTCCTGGTGCTACCAGAGGAGACAAGGTTCAAGAACTCATAGCGACTAATCTCGGATGTAAGTCCTGGCTTGAATGGATAGATCATCTTAATGGTATTACAGATGCACTTCCGCCTATTAAGACTTTTGGAGAAATGCTCGACAATCCACCGCAACTAGCATACGAACTGATAGCCGGTATCCTTCGAGTAGGTAACAAGATGATTATTACAGGCGATTCAAAGTCAGGTAAGACTTGCTTAACACAGGAATTGGCTGTCGATATCGCAGAAGGTCGTAAGTGGCTTGGCAAGTTCCAGTGCAAACAGGGCAAAGTTCTATACCTTAATTTTGAGGTTCAGGAAGCATCGATGTTTGAGCGATTCCGCAAGATATACAAGTCTATCGGAGGATGTACCGAGAAGAACAATCTGCATATCTGGGACTTAAGAGGCTATGCCTGCCCATTGGATGAGATATCAGGGCAAGTCATCGCTCGTTGTAGAGAAGTCGAGTATGCAGCTATCATCCTTGACCCGATATACAAGATTCAGGGTGGAGACGAGAACAGCGCTTCAGACATCGCAAACTTCTGTAATGAGATGGACCATATTGCACGTGAGACAGGTGCTTCGGTGATTTACAACCATCATCACGCGAAAGGCTCACAGGGCGAGAAAAAGGCTATCGACAGAGGTTCAGGCTCAGGAGTATTCGCAAGAGACCCTGATGCAATCGTAGATTTGAGCATTCTATCTATTGATAGAGAGACGGAACACTTGGTTGCTTCGCATCTACAGTCGCATGAAATGCCTATGAAGATGGAGTTCAACTTACGAGAGTTCATGTCTCCTGATCCGATAAATCTTTGGTTCAGTTTCCCGCTGCATATCATCGACGACGCACACATCTTGGATGGAGCAGCAGTTGAAGGTTCAAGAGAAGCCAACCTCGCAAAGTCTCCGAACAGAACATCTAGCTTTGAGAGGAAACGGATTCTCGACGAGAGCTTTGAGTCAGTTGTAAGAGCGGATGGCACGGCGAAGTTTTCCGATATGTATAACTCTCCGGTTTGCTCGGTTACGCACAAAACTTTGAGAGGTTATTTGAAGGAATTTGTTGAGGAGTATTCCTACGAAGACGGCTATGTAAAGCGTATTCCTTAATTTTGGGAGAGAAGGGGAAAACACCTTCTCCCAAATTTTGGGAGAGAAGGCTTATATATAGGGATATCTCCCAAAAGGTAAAAACGGCACAGAACGGATATTGGGAGAAGGGTCGCAAGACTCCCTTCTCACCAATACACCATTCCGTTTCGCACACCATTTCGGAGGCGCTATGAACATCAGAGAATTTACAAAAACTTACGCAGTATTCCGTGATTTGAATGAAGCGGAAGCAGAGCGAATCAAAAACTCTTCAGAGTGTAGGAAGTACATTTTGAAGAATATCAACACTGCAAGTCCAGAGAATTTACTTAAGGCTATGGCTACTTGCATATATGACCTTACAGGAGATTCGGTCTTCAGAGACCAAGTCTATGAAGGTATTAATCGGAGGTTTAACAATGAAGATATTAATTGATGAGTGCTTTGAGGTAGATAAGATACCTCAGACAACTCACCAGTCAGGTACAAGGTATGACCCAAGGTCTCGTAGGACTTATAAGTCAAAGCAGCTTATCGAAGTCGAGAATATGTATAAGGTACTTCTTAAGCCCTATGTCCCAGAAGTACCTGCTGAAGGTGAAGTAAGAGTCGAGATGGTCTTCCTGTATAAGACAGCAAAGCGCTTGAGACTTCTTCCAAGATTAGCAAGACCAGATTTGGACAATATGGCAAAGACTGTACTTGATGCCATGACACAGCTCAAGTTCTGGGACGATGACAGCCAAGTGGGAGTCCTTATCCTGAAGAAGGCTAATTCTGACAAAAACGAAATTCAGATAAAGGCGGTGGAAATATGATTGTCACTGGTAACTGGGAGAGAGTTTGCGAGAGAGAGTCAGAGAGTATGCAGACAAGAATCTGCTCACTGGCTTTGAGTATGAACAGTTGCTTGGATATGTTAAGCAGCACCACAGAATCGGCAATTCAGACTTGTATAACCTCAATAACATCAAAGTCACTTGCAGAGTATGGGAATGCAGGAGGATGGAAGGGGAAATGAGTAATTCAGTAATTATCACCTTAATTATTTGTATCACAGTGGCTTATGTATCAACTATCGGAGGCAAGAGAAGAAAATGATTAAGTATGAAAAGCCAATAGTAATTATGCTTGAAGAGAGAATTGAGAAGGTAACCCAACAGATGTGTGAACACTACTGCAAGTGGACTTCTCAGTATAAAGACCCAGACGAGTTAATGAAGGACAAGTGCGAGAATTGTCCGCTTTGTAATCTTTAAGGAGAAATACAATGGCAAATAGATTTGTAAGACCGCGTACAGGAATGTGGGAGCGCGTATATAAGCTTCTCGAAGAACACAATATGACAGTCATCGACTTGTATAACAAGTTGGACTTCGGTTCTTCAGCTAATCCGTTATACGAGCGTATGCACGGCGAGAAACAGTTCAGAGAGAATGAGATTATGGACATCGCAAAGATTTTGAAGACTTCGACAGATTATCTCTTGCTTGGAATTGAAGACAAGAGAATTCCTAAGAAGGCTCTCAGAACTCCGCTTCCTGCAAAGTGCCCTTCCTGTCTTGGGAGACTGAGTAACCTTCAGAA